TAACGCTCTCGTCGCAAATGTTTGCAGCCGTAATAAACGACTCCATATCAATGCGGGTATATGGGACACCAGCGCCAACGGACAACTTGCTATTGATCTCCCAGCCCAGAAGCCACCAGAGCAACTGAAGAGCAGGGTTGTCAGTGTCGTCGGCATCAGTGTAGATGCCCCAAGTTGTTTGGTCTGTGGCGCGATGCGATCCTGAGCCACCGGGGACCGTGCTATCCTTGCGAGGGTCGTAAAGCGCAGCGCCGTCACCGATGATGGTCACACGGCTGGGCAGACCACCGACCAATGGGCTTTCAGCAGTCTTGGTGTTGCCAGTCCGCTTGATACGCAGATACACATAGGCGCAGCCCGTCAGGCGACGAGATGTCCCCCACTTAGCCCCGCCGTTTATGGCGATGGTGTTATCTGCCGTGCCTTCGGTGCGCGTTGTGACTGTCAGGTAACCTGTGTATGTCGAAGTAACACCGCCGCTGGCTGACCATGCCAACTTCTCTTCAAACCAAATCTCGTCGATTGATTTGACCTTGTGGGCAGCGACGGCGATGATGTAGTCAACATACTCTTGGTTCGTACCACTGGATTCATGGTAGCGTAGATCAAGAGGCATTGCTGTAGTGCCGAAGACCGCCTTGCGCGGGGTACTTGGGTCAAGGCTGACGTTTAGGCGTGAGATTTGTGTCTTAGGTGCTTTAGGTGCAAATGCTGCCATAGCCACAGTTGACAGCGCCATTGTGACGCCCATCGCAAGGATAGCGCCACTGGTTACTGTCATCCCCGCTGCAATGCCGATACCCGCTGGAGGTATTAAGAACGATACGCCGATAATTGCTGCCGCAACCAATAAACCCTTGACTGTCTTACCCACGGCCAACACTCCAGCACTTGCCCCACATGGCGCGTGGGATTTTCTCCAAGCCGTCATCCGAAGCGAAATAGGCGAATCCGCCCATCACTACACCAACAGAGCCGTCAAAGAAAGCCAAGTCGCCTCTTTGTGCGTGGCCAATTCCGACCTCTGGGAACTTTCCGTCAAGCGTTGCTTGCAGTGTTCCAGCTCCGATCTCTTTGATGACCTTTAGGCTACCCTTGAGACTATCGTATTTGCCACGGAACTCAGGCATAGGGTCTTCACCCGTGATTTCAATCACAGCGCCAGCAGCGAACAAGCAGCAATCATTGACGCCATACTCAAACGGCTCATGCCGCTTCGTCGCCATATAGTTGACTAGCGCGTCTTCCCAAGCTGGTATTCTCATCGCTCCATCTCCCGACCGCCGCCTTCAAAACCGCTGCCCGGCCCACCGCTGCCATAGCTATACGACCCTGCCGCCGCCATGCCGTTGGCCGCAGAGATGGCGGCCTCACCACTCAAGTCACCAGAATCGTATATGTTCTGGGTCAGGTAGGTCTTGTTCTGCGCCCCTGCGATGCTGACCAAATAGTTCTCAATGGTCAATGTCACAACCTGACTATCTGGAGCGCCAGCGATGCTGACCTCGTTCATGTATCCTGTGTAATACGGGATTATTGAGCCTATTTGGGTCTCGTTCTCGTCAACGCAATAGAACCACAGCCGAGCGATGCGGCCCTGCCATCGGGTCTTATCGCCAATCATGTTTAGGAACTCTGAAGACCGAACGCGGATCAATTGCTCATCGCGTGTAAAAATGTAATCACCGTCACGCTCTTGCAGATAGTCAAGATTTACAACCATCCCGCTTAAAGAGATTGACACCGTATCAGAACCAGTTTCACTGTGCTTCACAGCCGACACGTTAATTAGTTCGTGGTTGTAACTGTCGTATGTCCCATCCAACTCAGAATCACCTGACCCTGAAATAACCTTGTCGTAAAGGCCGCTGGTTCCACGCAGCACATCGCCGTCAAAGTCGGCATAGATCAGCACACGCCAGTTGACGATCTGCGCATTAAGCGCCGCTTGGGTGGTTGCATCCACCATTAGAAGGACTCCCGAAGATTCAGCGAGAGGCTATAGACATAGCCGTTCTCAACCGAAAGCGTTGGCTCCTCCACCATGTACATTAAGCAATAAGGATTTTTAAACTCTATGGCCGCATTGTCAGATGGCGCTGTGCGGATCGGCGGCTCAAACGTGAGCGTTGCGACACCAGAGCCGTTCGACGTTACGTTCTCAGTCAATTGCAAAAGCTGGTTGTTGATGGTGACGAACTGCCCAGCGACAAGCACTGTTGTCGATGTGGGCCAGCCGTCGGTGCTTAGAGTGCGACCAGTCTGCGATGCACCATTGACCAACGGGGTTGCAGTTGCCGACGATTGCGCCGTTGGGTCAACAGGCACTTGAAAATCGTTAGCCTTACCACGGCTCTTGGCTATGAACGAGCGCCATGCGTTGACGCCGCTTGTCCCCACGATTGGCGGCAAGGACAACTGGCACTCCCACCAGCCGCGTCCAGATGCGATGGTCTGACGGCGACCAGTCCACTCCGACACGTTGGTCTGCGCTGGCATAACCAAGCGCCATGACATGCCATTGGGCTTAGGGGTTGAGGGAAAGGATATTGTTGCCATTATTGCATAACTCCACCAAGGCGCGGCCTACGCAGCCCTGCAACCGTGCGCGACTCTGCCGCCGCAATAATCGCTGGGGCCGCTTCCATAATACCCTGTTGCACCTGAGCGCGAACAGCGGCTGGATCGGAAGCACCACGGGCATCAACGCTGATGTTGAAATTGCCGCCACCGCCATTGCTTGACAGGTTGCGGTTGGGGATGATTGTTCCGCTGCCGCCGGGGATGAACAACTCTGGGCCTTGCTCACCGACCATGTATGGGCGGTTCTTTCCGACAGAGCCGCCGATGGCTTTTCCGGCAACCTGTACGCCAAAAACCGATCCCATCGCGCTCTTTACAACGCCAACGATCTGCTGAACAACAAACAGCTTCCACAGTTCGTCAATCACCGCGCTGATGATGCCCTTCATGGCATCCTTAAACGACATAGCGCCAGTGAGCATACCCTTGAACGAGTTGCTGACAGACTGACCAATTGCGTCGAAAGAGTTGTTCAACTCCTCATTGCGAGAGATAATCTGCGCCATCTCATCGCTCATTTTTGCCATAGCTGGCACGGTGCTGAGTAGCGAATTAATTTGATCTTCTGCGACTTTGGCAAGGCTCTTGTCATTTTGCTTAAACTCTTCAGCAAAAAACTCTTCGTAAAAGCCGAGCATGGAAAAAGCTGGCTTTTCCTTTTTTATATCCAATTTAGGTGGTTTAATAGTTGCAACAGCCCTGCCTGCACTACCAGTCCGTGAAGACTGATCTGACTTTAATAACTTTTCTCTAGCAGCCAAAGTTTTAAGCACATTTTCTGTTTCTATATTGAGTGCTTTAACCGCTTTATTAGTTTCAACAGTTGCATTTTGAACATCACCATATCCCATCAAATCTGCAACACCAGCCAAAAAGCCACCTCCAACGCCACCTATGGCGCGAAATTGGTTCATTAATTGTGATTCTTTTTTAGCCGTAGCAAGACGCGCCATGCTTGCAGTCAAAAAGTCTTTAGCTGATTGAAGATCATCAAGTCCTGCTTGCAAAGCAGCAGCAGAAGCTTGTTTATATGAATCTGTGTTTCGCCCAAGCGCCTTATCTAATTCAGCTTTAGCAAACATAACCGCAATTGAAGAATCACGAACCCCCATTTCAGATTCTTGCAACTCTTTTGCAGCCTCACTTGCACCAAGCATATTTTCTATGAATGGGGCTAAAACCATCGTCGCAATAACAAGGGCAGCCCCCCAAGGTCCTGCTAAAAAGCCACCAACGACTCCTAATTTTCCACCCATTTGCGATAGTGCAAATCCGACCTGACCGATCTGCTGGTTAAACGCCTGAACTGGACTTGCGCCAGTTGAAACACTGGTCGCAAAGTCATTGATCTGCATGCCAAGCTGTTGAGTACCTTGCCGCGCTTGGCGCAAGGCCTTGGACTGAGCATCAATGGCATTGTTATACCGAACACCATTGCGGATCACGGCATCAGTGGATGAAGCTAGGCCAGCGTTTGCGGACTTGAGTTGCTCAGTCTCTTTGCGTAGCGAATCGACAGAAGATATTAGCTTCTGAAGCTGCTCCTGCCCAGAAACCTGAGCCGCGAATAGAAACTCAACTCTTTGATCCTGAGCCACGCTTTTTCTGCCTCTCTGCGTCCAGCTTAAAGTAAGCGACCCACTCGTTATACTCGTCTATTGAGATTTCTTCAATCTCTGAGATGCTTTTGCC